ACTTAATGTTACTGCAAATGTTGACCCTACAACTATTGGAAACCCTTCAACAGGAACCTCTTTCACCTCAACATTCACAGGTAATTCAACATTAGGGGTTGTTGAATTTATTTCAGGATCATTACCCACACAAGTTACTGCAAACTTAAATGTACAATATAGACAACAAGATGGAAGTACATCAACATTACAAGATGATTTCAACTCATATCTAACTTCAATAATGCTTTTACCTTCAACTTCAGCAACTACTGCAGTAATTTATGGAGCAATACCTGAATCAGATTATTTTAATATTACAGGTCAGTATTCCACAGTTGAGAGTCAATATGAGTGTAATAACGACTTCATTGATAATGATTTATCAGATGATTCGAACGATGTGTGGTATTATGCTAATTTTGAATTTGAGGATAATGATTCTTTAACCGGTAATTATACTGGTTATTCGTTCTATTATGTTGTTTCTACTTTAACATCAGGAGCAACAAATACGTTTACAGGAACGGTTGCCGGTAATTCTTACACATTTACAGGTACCGCTTATCAAGAGTTTAATAATATGGTTGTAGGTACTATTCGTTCGAGAGGTATATCACTTTACACTAATAGTAGTACTAGTGAAAACCACGGACCTGTTTACCAAGTAAATGGTCTCACAGATTTACAATTAGTTTGTTCCGGACAATATTCAGGAATAACTAAATCCCCATTTGCAACTTTTTTGTTATCGGGAGTTACTAATGATAATGATGTTTTCACTTTTGAAACTTCTTTACTTTCATCTTCCTCAAAATATATAACTAAAGTATTAGGTGTTGATAATTTTGGTAAATCAAGATTTGAAGTTCCAATTTATGTTGAGGAGGCATATCAAGGATCTTTAAATTACGCATATAATCAAGGGTATATTAGAGGTCTCTCTTGTGATTTGATTGCGTTACCGGGAGCAAGAAGTCAGAACACATCATCAATTGCATATAATTTGGAGAGATATCAATCACCTGAAACCCCTTATTTAGTTTCAGAGTTGAGAGGTAATAAGGTATATAATTTGTTTAAATTTATATCAATCTCTGATGGGGATGATGCAAACTTTGAAGTTAAAGTATCAATTGCAAATCTCTCTTTTAATAGTATGTCTTTTGATGTATTAGTAAGAAACTTCTTTGACACTGATGCAAATCCCGTTGTAATTGAGAAATTTACAAATTGTAATATGGACCCAGCATCAAATAACTTTATTGCAAAAAAAATAGGTTCGTCAAATGGTGAATTCGCTCTCATATCTAAATATGTAATGGTTGAGATGTCAGATGAAGCTCCTATAGACGCGTTACCTTGTGGGTTTTATGGGTACACCCAAAGAGAATATCAAGATTATAACATTTATCCATCACCTTATCCTAAATTTAAAACAAAATATTATTTTCCAGGTGAGGTAATCGCTAATCCACCATTCGGTTCGGCCGCTAATGGAGCCCCCGTGGAATCTGGAGGAGATGTTGTTAGAAGAAGTTACTTAGGATTTTCATCTCAGTTTGGAATTGATGAGTCGTTTTTAACTTATAAAGGTAAACAAACACCTTCAAATTGGATACAATCACCTAGTGAAGTCGACGCTCAACGTTGGAATGTCCTAAGTAAAGGTTTCCATATGGATTCAGGTGCAACTGTTGTTACAATTGCAAACACTTCTATGTCAAGCGGAGACACGGCGTTTGAGTGTGGTGTTGCGGAATTTAGAGAAGACCCTGGAACACAAGAAAATCCTTATTACTTCATTTTCTCAAGAAAATATACTGTATGTTTTGCGGGAGGTTTTGACGGATGGGACATATATAGAGAATATAGAACAAATGAAGATAGATTCCAATTAGGTGCGTCAGGTTTCTTAGCAGGAGCTTACCCTAGTACAAGATACCCTACCGCAACAGGTGACGGATTATTCAAACGAATTGTTGTTCAGAACAATACTCAAGATTTTGCAAATACTGATTATTACGCTTATTTACTTGGTATTTTAACATTTGCAAATCCGGAGTCAACAAATATTAATATTTTTGCAACAACGGCGATTGATTATGTTAATAACTCAAATCTTGTAGAAGAAGCAATAGACATGGTTCAATTCTCAAGAGCGGATTCAATATATATTGCAACGACACCTGATTATAAGATGTATACACCGGATTCAACAAATCCTCAAGACATCATCTATCCTCAAGAAGCGGTCGACAACTTAGATAATACAGGAATTGATTCTAACTACACAGCAACTTACTATCCTTGGATATTAGTTCGTGATACGGTTAATAACACTCAAATTTATTTACCACCAACAGGTGAAGTTTGTAGAAACTTAGCATTGACTGATAATATTTCATTCCCTTGGTTTGCATCAGCGGGTTACACAAGAGGTCTTGTGAATTCAATCAAAGCTAGACAAAAACTTACACAGACAGATAGAGACACATTGTATCAAGGTAGAATTAACCCTATAGCAACTTACTCTGACATTGGAACCGTAATTTGGGGTAACAAAACTTTACAAGTCGCAGATTCGGCACTTAATAGATTGAATGTAAGAAGATTATTACTCCAAGCTCGTAAGTTGATTTCAGCAGTAGCTGTAAGATTATTATTCGAACAAAACGACCAAATCGTTAGACAACAATTCTTAGATAGTGTTAACCCTATTTTAGATTCAATCAGAAGAGATAGAGGTCTTTACGATTTCCGTGTAACAGTATCTTCAACACCTGAAGATTTAGACTCTAACAGATTAGTTGGTAAAATTTACATAAAACCTACGAGATCTCTTGAGTTCATCGATATTGAGTTTTTCATCACACCAACAGGAGCATCGTTTGAAAATATCTAAAAATAATAAATTTAATGGGGGTATGAAAGTATCCCCTTTAAATGTCAAATATGAAAAAACAGATTAAAGAAGGATTTAATCCCGAGGGAACACCAGATATGAAATATTATGCCTTTGATTGGGATGATAATATTGTTCATATGCCGACTAAAATTATGTTAAAAACTGAAGATGGTGAGGAAATTGGTATGAGCACAGATGACTTTGCGGAGTATCGACATGATTTAGGTAAAATTCCCATACAATACAAAGGAAATGTGGTTGTTGGATATGCCGACGAACCATTTAGGAATTTTAGAACGAAAGGTGATAAAGATTTTTTAGTTGACTCTATGATAGCTAAAGAAGGTCCAGCGTTTGACGATTTCAGAGAAGCAATAAATAATGGGTCAATTTTTGCAATTATAACGGCTAGAGGTCATAATCCTGAAACATTAAAACAATCGATATATAATTACATTATAAGTGGTTTCAATGGTATAGATAAAGACACATTAATTAAAAATTTAAAAAAATATAGGTCGTTTGTTAATGAAGATGAAATGAGTGACGACGAATTAATTAAATCGTATTTAGAGTTAAATAAGTATCACCCTGTTAGTTTTGGTAATGAAGAAGGAGTGTCAAATCCTGAAGAATTAAAAGTTAAAGCTATGGAAGATTTTGTATCATATATAAAAGGAATGTCTGGAATTATAAATAAAAGAGCATTTATTAAAAATGATATTTCAAATAATTTTATACCAAAAGAACCGGTTATAGGATTTTCAGATGATGATATAAAAAACGTAGAAGCTATGAGTAAACATTTTAAAGATAAACCAGATAATATAGTTAAGACTTATTCTACGGCTGGAGGCATTAAAAAGTTATATAACTAGAGAATAATTTCTTAAAAAAAAAAGTAAATATAAAAATTTTTAATCAAGAGTATATTTATAAAATATAAACACAAAAAAAAACAAAATTGAAATAACATGGCTGATTTATTAATGAAAATGCCCATACCTTATGAACCAAAAAGACAGAACCGGTTTATTTTAAGGTTTCCATCCAGTTTAGGGATAAATGAATGGTTTGTTGAAAGTGCATCAAGACCAACTATAAAGATTGGTTCAACTGAAATCCAATTTTTAAATACATCGACATTTGTTGCTGGTAGATTTAATTGGGACCCAATTACGGTTAAATTCCGTGACCCAATCGGTCCTTCGGCCGCTCAAGCACTTATGGAGTGGGTTCGTTTACATGCTGAATCAGTTACCGGTCGTATGGGTTATGCTGCAGGTTATAAAAAAGATATCGACCTTGAAATGTTAGACCCAACAGGAGTTGTGGTTGAAAAATGGATTCTTTATGGAACATTTTTAACTGATGTTAATTTTGGGTCTTTAAGTTATAGTCAAGACGCATTGGCGGATATTACCGCACAACTTCGTATGGATAGATGTGTATTAGTTTATTGATTTACTTTTAACATTTACAATTATTTTTATTTAACTTATAATTAACCGTAAAGCAATAAACTTTACGGTTAATTTTTTTATATATGGAAACACAATCAAGAGACTACGGTCAAGAAAATTTTACATTACCACACGATGTGGTTCAATTACCATCACAAGGACTTTTTTATAAAAATAAAAAGAAATCTTTAAAAGTCGGTTATCTTACCGCATCAGACGAAAATATTATAATGGCAGGGACAAACGACTTGACAACAAGTTTATTACGAGCCAAGATATATGAACCTGATGTTAAGATTGAAGACCTACTTGAAGGGGATATTGAAGCGATATTAATTTTTTTACGAAATACGGGATTTGGACCAGAAATGACACTAAATCTTGTTGACCCGGCAACTAAAAAATCTTTTCAGTCTCAAATTATTTTAGACCAATTAAATATAATTAACGGACAAATACCTAACGAAGACGGAACATTTACTATCCAATTACCAAAAACCCAATCAACTGTTAAATTAAAACCACTTAATTACGGAGAGATTATGGACATTAGTAAATTGGCTGAAACATACCCTCAAGGTAGAGTTGTTCCAAAAATCACTTGGAGATTACAAAAAGAAATAGTTGAAATTGATGGTTCG